TACATGGGGTGACGGTGTGCTTGAAGATACGGATGTAGAGTATCAAAGACGGTGGGAAATGGTATTTTCGGGTAAGCTCAAAATCGAAAAATTCTATGCTTGGTATTTCGGTTGCAGTGAAAAAGAAGCAGCAGAAATGATACCATCGGGAGTGTCCTATCCTCCACCTGAATAAAGAGGTGAAGACAAATGTTAAAGCCAGATTATTTGGCAAGCTGTACAGACGAAATATTAGGGCTTTATGATGAACTCGACAGGGCAATCATAGAGGATATTGCCAGACGGATAGTAAAGACCGGAGGCATATCCGCAACGGCTGAACATCAGATAGACAAAGTTATGCAGTCCGGAATGCTCCTAACAGATGTTACAAAGCAGATATCAAATGTAAATGCTATGTCGGAACAGGCGGTCAATAATCTGTTTAATGAAGCAGGTCTGTTGGGACTCAGAAACGATGCACAGCCGTTAATCCTTGCAGGCATACAAGTTGATTTGCAACTCTCCCCTACTATGCTACAGATACTTGAAGCGTCAATAGCAAAGACCAACGGTGATCTGAAAAACCTTACACTGACAACGGGAACGACAGCAACAAACGCATATATGCAAGCTGTAAACGCAGCCTACATGAAAGTACAGTCGGGAGCGTTTTCTTACCAGACGGCTATCAGGGACGCAATCAAAAGAGCCGCAACGGACGGAAATTATGTGTCGTATTCATCGGGACACCGTTCACAGCTTGATGTGGCAGTAAGGCGATCAGTACTGACAGGTATAAACCAAACCGCAGGAAAACTGACAGAGATGTACGCATCTGACATGGGAGCGGAATATTACGAAACTTCGGCTCATGCCGGAGCAAGACCCTCACACGCTTTATGGCAAGGAAGGATATTCAAAATTGAGGGAGCTACAGCGGAATATCCGAACTTTGAAGATGAAACAGGATACGGAACAGGTGATGGCCTTTGCGGTTGGAACTGTCGGCACAGCTTTTATCCGTTTTGGATTGGGTTATCTCAACCTGCATATACAGCTGATAAATTAGCTTGGTACGATGCACCGAGGTTTGAATACAATGGAGATAAGCTAACGGAATATGAAGTATCACAGCTTATGAGAGCCAACGAAAGAGAGATACGGGCAACAAAAAGAGAACTTGCGGCATATCGGGCAGCTATTGAAGCATCAACAGATCGAGAGCTTACAGCATCTCTTCAAACGGACTTTGATCAGTCCAGTATGAATTTGAAAAATCTTGAAGCCAAATACAAAGACCTTTGTAAACAAACAAAGCACAAAACAGATTCTACAAGGACTGGAGTTGTTGCGATAAAGGATAGTAACGGTAAAATACTTTCTTGGAATCAATCAACCGCACAGAGAGCAATACATGGAGCAGAAAGAGCATTTCAGAAAGTAATTTCCGGAACAGGTGCAGATATAGGAGGACCTCAAACACTTGCAAAACGAAACGAATTGAGATATAATAATAAGCAAGAAAGTGAGTTATATGACCGATATTTGAAACAAGTTAAGAATGGCACGATTTCGCCGCTTTCTACATTTGGAAATTATAAAAATCAGTATATGTCCGTTGAAAACAAGATTGTTGGAACAACGACTTCCAATGGCATTCATATAACGGGGCAAAGCAAACACTTTATTGAGAGAGTTATTGGAACTGTGAAAGACCCCAAAAGCGGCAGACCACGCAGCGGTGTTTCTGTTGATGATGTTGCCGATGCGTTACAACATCCATTAGAGATAAAAACAAAAGGAAATGCTGATAATAATACAATTAGTCAAAAGTTTATCGGAACACACGCAACAGCTTCTGTTAATCCAGATACAGGCATATTGATTCAATGCAATCCAACAAAAACTAAGCTGAAAGAGAGGTTATCAAGCAATGAGGAATAGTGTAACATTTCATTTGCGTAAAGAACAAGTGGACTTTTTGAAGAAAAAATACTCCCATATACCGCTTGTTCAAAAAGTATTAGCAAAAGAAAATAATCTCGAATTCACCATTTCTGTTGATGATGACATAGAATTTTATCTTTGGCTTATTGACGAGAGCATAAATACGATGGATGAGGATTATGATGCAACCGAGGATACATATGAACTGGAGGGTATAGCAGACTTGATTTATTATGAGACAGAACCAAAATAGAATTGTTGGATTGATGAGCCGTCAGCCGTTTGGTTGGCGGCTTTCTTCATACCTTGCCCTGACACACGGCATATAAACTGTATCAAAATCCCAAGGTGTGACGGGATATAAAGACACACATTCCCTTGTGGTCGGGGATATAAACGACCAACGGCAGAGACGGAGTGAACCGTCATATAAACTAAATCAGCGAAAAGGAGAAGAAACTATGGCTTACGAATTTCTGAAAAAACTGTTTGGTACACCGAAAGAGGGCGAACAGCCCAAGGCAATGACATACGCAGAACTTGAAGCGGCTATTGATGCCGACAAGGGCATCAGCGTTGTCAACCTCAAAGACGGGGGCTATGTGAGCAAGGATAAGTTTGATGCCAAGGATACCGAACTCAAAGGTGTTCAGGCACAGCTTACAGCGGCCAATCAGCAGATTAAGTCTTTTGAAGGTATGGATGTTGAAGGTATCAAACAGAAGACAGCCGAATGGGAAACAAAATACAATACCGACACACAGCAGCTTAAAGATCAGCTTGCCGCAATGGAACGCTCTCACGCAGAGGAAATGTTCTTGTCAGGCTATCAGTTTACAAGCAAAGCAGCTCGTAACGGTATTCTTGCTGAACTTCGTGCAAAAGGTTTCAAAATCGATGGTGGGGAGCTTGTAGGCGGCAAGGAATATATCCAATCTCTTATGGACAGTGACGACTACAAAGGAGCGTTCGTTCCTCCCCCGACCGATGATAACAATGCCGGAAACACACAGACGCAGCCCAGATTTGCAGGCGGTACAGGCGGCAGTCAGGACGGCAACAAAGGCGGTGACGCACCGATGTTTAATTTCGGATTCAGCCGTCTCCGTCAGCCCACAGAATAATATAGGAGGTAAAACGAATGGCAACAATCAACTATGCAAAACAGTATTTGGCAGCACTTTTACAGGATTTTCCTTATGTGCTTTACTTTGGCGACCTTTTCGCCACACCGAACAACGGCAGATACCGTTGGGTAAATTCCAAAGTTATTGAAATTCCGACCATTTCTACAACCGGCCGTGTTGATGGTGACAGAGATAATATCGGCACCAGAAAACGTAACTACAATAACGCATGGACACCGCTCACTCTTAGCAATCACCGTCAGTGGAGTACACTGGTACATCCGCAGGATATTGAACAAACCAATCAGGTAGCGTCTATTGCCAATATTACAAGGGTGTTTAACGAGGAACAGAAGTTCCCCGAAATGAACGCATATCTCATTTCCAAAATCTATGCAGACTGGACTGATATGGGAAAAACGGCAGACGATACGGTGCTTACAGATGAGAATGTGCTTGAAGTCTTTGACCAGATGATGGAAGAAATGGATGACAAGAGAGTTCCTCGTGCAGGCCGTATTCTCTATGTTACACCGGAAGTACGCACGCTTATCAACAATGCAAAGCAGATTTACCGCCACATTGATCTCAATACAGCTTCTTCCGCTATTAAGAGAGGCATTTCGGCTATTGATGAAGTCAAGGTTGCGGAATCCGTACCGTCAGACATGATGAAAACTTTGTATGACTTCACCGAGGGATGGAGTGTTGCAGATGGTGCTAAACAGATCAATATGGTACTGATTCATCCGCTTGCGGTTATTACACCTATCAGCTACGAATTTGCACAGCTTGACCCGCCCTCCGCAGGCTCACAGGGTAAATGGGAATACTTCGAGGAAAGTTTTGAGGATGTATTCGTTCTTCCCCACAGAGCTGACGCTATCGCAATTAACATTAAAAACCCTTAAAGGGCTTGTCGGTTGACGCTGACATACCGACAAGCCTTGATCTGTTTGGGAAATCCGTAACAGACCTCCAGACAGGCATTATAGTCGGCAATGATTCAATCAGCGGTACTTTGAATAACATTACAGGATATACAGGCTTTAGCGGAAATGTCTCCGAACAATCTGGGCATTATCTGGTACTGCATTGTGATGTTCCCGATCTTAATGATGAGATTATAACGGTTGAAGTCGTAGGTGGAACTCACGGACCTGTAACTCTCGACAGCGATCATGTTGCAGTTCTGCGTATTGCGAATACGACACAATCTGTAAAATTCACAGCAAGCAAGAACGGCAACAAAACATATTCAAAGACCTACTCCCTCACCAATTTAACGCTGTCATAACACAAGCATCGAAATCCGTCCGGTATCTTTCTGCCGGACGGATTTTTTAAGGAGGATTTAGGACTATGCTGAAAGCAAGAAAGAAAAATCGTGTTGTACGCATTCCCGATACAGCGGCAGCGGATTATAAAAGCCTCGGATATACGCTTACTGATGAAAGCGGCAAGGTCGTTTACGAGCCGGAAGATAAGGATGCTACAATAGCATCTCTCCGTAAAGAGAACGCTGTGCTTAAACAGAAAATAGCAGAATATGAACTTCTGCTGTCAAAGGCGGCAACGACCAAAGACAAAACAAAGACAGATAAAGCAAAATCATAACAATCGGAGGTGTGCGTATGGTATATGCAACCTACGACTATTACAGGAATGATTATGTCGGAGATACACTGACAGAACAGGAGTTCCGTAAATATGCCAGAAAAGCATCGGCAGAGATAGATCATGTGACATTCGGCAGACTCTCTGACACACAGGACAGCGAAATACCTGATGCTGTGCGTGACGCTACTTGTGATATAGCGGAGAAAATGCACCACTACGATACGGCAGACGGCAGAGAAGTAGCATCAGAAAACAATGACGGATTGTCCATATCCTACCGAGATACAGGTACACAGTCTCAACAACTCGGAGAAATAAGGATGACCATCAGAACCTATTTAGCCGCTACCGGACTCATGTACAGAGGAGTGGATAAAGACTATGATTGCTGCGACACATGACATAATTCTTCTTAACAAAAGGGTCGACAAAGAGACACGAAGAGATGTTTACACAGCAACGCTTATTTCCGGTGTTTCTGTATACAACCGTACTCAATCCACAGCGGATAACAACTTTCATGAGCTTGCGGAAAAATACAAAATCAGAATCCCGATTACAGCGGTTGTTCCGAGTGGCAAGACCTATTTGCAGAAATCGCAGTACGATAAGCTGACTTCTTTACAGGCAAAGGAATATTGGACACTCCAAACAGGAGATTTGATTATTGTTTGCGGTTCGGAACATATAGACGATTCTTTTTTTGAAAATGTCATTACACAACAGCAGGCAGAGGAAACAGCAAGTTCTTATGGTTTTTTCAATACTCCGATTTGTATTGTTGATTTTTCCGACAATACTATGCGAGGAACTACACGAACGAAACATTGGAGAATTGGAGGTGCGTAAAATGGCTATTAAACAGCCCAGAAACACCGCCGGACTTACATGGAATACCAACTTTGCATCAAATTGGGCGGGTAAATTTTCAAGAGCTCAAAAATTCATAGACAGTGAAGTACTGCGGTGCAGTGATCCATACACTCCGAAACAAACAGGCAGTTTGATAAACAGTGGAAAATTGGGAACAGTTATAGGCAGCGGAGAAGTTAAATATCTTGCTCCTTATGCTGCGTCTCAATACTACGATACTGCAAAAACACGGCCATACGATCCACAGCGTGGTGCTGAATGGTTTGAAAGAATGAAAGTTGTCCATAAAAAGGCTATTTTGGAGGGAGCGAAAAAAGTTTAATGGTATCTTCTATCATTCAAGGGATAACAGATTTCTTTATGAATTGCCCTCTTTTGAAAGACGGTGCGTTTCGTGTGGATGCATTGAGTGACAAAGGAGTTGAATACACCATTGAAACAGGAATATTCGCCCCCATTGTCAAAACCTATGTTAACGGAGACACCGACAGAATATATCAATTCAGTTTCGGCAGCAGGGAATTTTACTCTATGGATCGTTTGCAAAACATCAAAAACATTGAGTTTTATGAGCAATTTGCGAATTGGATTGAGGAGCAAAGCAGAAATGAAAACTTCCCTGAAATGCCGGAGAAATGTTATCCGCAGGCACTTACCGTGTTGTCACCCGGCTATATCTTTGACGGCTCGATGAAGAATGCACGGTATCAGATACAACTACAGTTGGAATATTACAAGGAGGCATAACACAATGTCAAGCAGAACAGTTATTAAAAGACACCAGTACGCAGACTACCTTAACATTGGCACAGAGGAACAGCCGGAATGGGTGCTGATGGGTGCAGGATTTACTACGATTGACGAAGAACCCGGAGCACAGTCCGAAAGTGTCAAGTATGTCTGCGATAAGAGTGCAAGCTCGGAAGTTGTCAGCTATGAAACAACTTTCTCATTTGAGGCAGAACAGATCATGTCGGAAGAAGCTATCAGTGACATCTACAATATCGGCAGAAACCATTGTATCGGCACTGATGCAGAAAGGGAATACTGCCGTGTAGAACTCTGGAACAGAGCAACAGGCAGCAATAACTTTGAAGCCCGTAAATTCAAGGTATCCGTTGAAGTATCGTCCTTTGCAGGTGAAACAAAGATGGGTATTTCCGGCAGTCTTCATACTATCGGAGACCCTATTCTTGGTACATTCAACACTACTACCAAGAGATTTGAAGCGGCTTCGTAATAGGAGGTATAAACATGAGCGTTATAAGCGTAAACGGAATTGAACTTGACTTGAATCTGTTGGATGCGGATGTTCTTGAAAGATACGAGAAACTCAACGCTGAAATCGTGGAGAAGATCAACGAGAAGACACAGTATGAAAATGTCAGCACGGCAGATGGAATGAGAATTCAGTGCAGACATATTGATGGCTTTTTCGATACTCTTTTCGGAGATGGTACAGCGGATAAGCTCTTTGGAGGCGGCAATGATCTCCGTATCAGGATGGAGGCATTTGCACAGGTGGCGGCCGCAGGTGACAGCGTCAGAGAGGAAATCAATACTATTTCCGGCAAGTACGGTGCAGGAAGAATCATGAACAGGGAGCAACGCAGACAACAGCAGAAACACATTCCGCATAAGAAAAAATGAATCTGCTGATTGACAGACCGCCTGATAAGGTCAAAATAGGAAACACGGAGTATCAAATAAATACAGATTTCCGTGTTTCCGTACTTTTTGAGTTGCTTATACAAGACGAAG